ACATACAACACACTAGCTGCTAGCGTTCTTCCAGTATCTTTGTCGCCAGTCACTGATTCGAAATATCCTAGTACGGCATCATCAACATTTTGGCTGGTAGTAAGCGTCGGATCAAAGAAATTTTCAAAATAATTTGTTGTTTTATTATCTTTATTAGTCGATGGTGGTAAGTTTCCGTATTGCATGGATTATTTGTTCCTGTTATTTGAGCTACTTGCTGATGACAATCCGTCTAATACACTGGATCTAGTTGGTACAAATATAGAGCTCTGGGTGTTTTGTCCTCTAAGGATATTGACAGCCGCAGTTGCAAGTTCGGGTGTAGCAACTTGTTTTAAATCAGCGTTTTTGAAATTAGTAAATGAACGGAATGCACCTAAACCCGCCGCGGCAAAATTTCCATTTTGTAGGTTAGTAACAGCACCGCTGATACCTTCAACTAGTCCACCAGGACCTAATATACTAGTAGTACCGCCGCCTAAACTGGTCAACGGACTTGGACTCTTATCATAGTGTATGATACTAAATCCTTGTACCGTTCCCTCGCTGACAGCTCCGGTTTCGTATTGAACAGCTTCATATGCGATCTGCATGGTATGTTCTAGAGGAGTATATTCTCCTTGTTGATGTTGACCGTGTGTGAAACTGGTAATCGTTGGGCGTATCAATATATAACTGCTAAATGATTTTTGATGTAAACTATAGATTCTAATAGCGTTTATGTAATTTTCTGTGCTGGATAGTTGTGGACTATATCCCCAATCCTGTACTTGTCTTAATTTATATTTGTGATCACCTTCATATATTGCTAGTGAATGGTCGCTGTCTCGATAGTAATATTGATAATAGCCATACCAGAAATCACGCACCACATCAGCACTGTCATCATGGAATGAAATGCTAACAGGATCATAGTTGATGCGTTCTTGATTTATATTTTTTCTATTGTAGGCATTATATGTTTTTGTTTGCACAGTGAATTTTGGAAGATTGACCGTTTTAGCCATAAGGCCTATTTCAATTTGACTGTTTTGATCTGTGCTGGCCGCTGCGGGATTCAAATCTACAAACACATGGAATAGACTGCCCATCTTAGGACTAAGTCTATACAAGCCGTCAACAAAGGTCCGTGCGGCGTGTTTATAATCTTTTATTTCGTCGCCGTTGCCTAATTGTTGTAAAAACTGATTAAAAAATCCAGACATTTTTGTATCCCATTTATATTATTTATCGAGATAAAAAAGCCCGGGTTTTAACCGGGCTTTTATTAAGGGGTTTCGTCTGGATTAACCAGTGATTACTTCGCCTAATGATCTTGCTACAGTAGCACCCAATCCTGATCCTACTGGAGTTTGGATTGCATTGTCATAACGTATTGTTAATGCAATAGTCATTGGATCATTGGTACCGTAGTTAGCATCGCCATAGTCTGCACTAGTTAAGAAACATCCATATAATTCCCATGTCTCTAAAACTGTAGGAGCACTATTACCGTTGCCGCCATCAAGCACTTCAAAATTAGTTTGGAATTTGTAATCAATTCCTGAACTTGCTGAAGCTTGTTCCATGAAATCGAATTGTTTTTGTAATTGTTCACCAACACGTTTAGCAACTTCGCCGCCTGCATCATCACGTATTGTTGTTGTGACTGTTTCCCAAGTTGGTTTGCCAGCTAGGTAGATTCGACTGTTATAAACAGGGATTTCAATTGGATCAAATGTCAATGTTGGACGTTTGAAGTCAATGACCTGTTTAGTCAATTCAGTAGTTGGTTGACTGACACCAAAATTTAAAAAAGTCACGCGGAAGCGGAACTTTAATTTTGGCATCAACAGACCTTGAGCACTTGCGCTTTGATCTGTACTTAGTGGTACTGTAAATTTGCTTAATGACGCTGTTGCCATTTTAATATTCCTTTTATATATTTACCTATTTTTCTTATACATTATGGGAGTGTTGCCACTCCCATTATCTGCGTATATTATATCGTTGTTAAACTCTCACCTGTATTTTTCAAGCGTACTGGAATATAAACAAACTCAATAGCTTTTACTGGTTTAATTGCGATATCAACATATAACTCATAACGATCAATACGATCTGGTGTGTTGTTTGTTTCATCACAAACTACCAAATAATCGTAGATACCTCGTTTAGCTACTACGTCATTTAATACAGCTTCAAATGCGGCTGCAACTTGACTACGAGTAATTGTATCGTTGGGTTCAAAGATAAACGGAGCTGCTATTTTAGCTAACACATTACGTAGATAACAAACTAGTCGAGCCACGTTAACTCTATCCATTGCTGATGTCTGTGCAGCACGTGTTTTTTGACCGTACGCTACAAGACCAACGCCTGGTAAAATTGTTAACGGATTTACTTTATTTTCATATAGTACATCACGTAGACCATTTGTCACACCGATACTACGGAATACGCTGTCATCTGCTGTGTCAACATATCCGATAGCTGTTGCATTGTCAATTAAACCGCGACGTACACCAGCTGGTGCAAACCATGGATAAGAAACGTTATCGCTACGGATGAATGTACGCAACATCATATGTGATGCCGGAACAACCACACTTTCTCCATCTAGATTAGTAGCGAATCCACTTGGATAGTAAACGCCTAGATATTCACTATTGCTTACTAATCCATCTTTACCGTTATCTACTGCCAGGTTAGTGTTATTTGCCCATTGTTCGAGTGTTGTTGAATCAGAACTTAAACTTAACGGAGCATCACCAATGATAAATGCTGTTTGTAAACGATCGTTATTTAGTGTGATCATGTTTTGAATTAGTTCTGGATAACCCGGAGCACAAATTAAATTAAATTGTACTTGTTCTTCACGTAGATCAACGCTTGACTCAATAGCTGATTTCATCGCTTCAACTACTACATTTCGTTGAGCCCAATGACCAAAATATGGAACATCGTCTGAATCATTACCGCTTGAGCTTACCCATGCTCCAACTTCAGTTGGAGGATTTGTATCGTTAGCAAACCATTCACTTTCAAAACGTTTTACATTATATCCACTACGGCGTGTATTAAACAATAGTGTACCGCGTGCATATAATTGATAATCAGGACAATCACTGTCGATATAATCACTGCTTAACAAATCAGCAATCGCTGGGATATCATCAACTACTGGATCTGTTGAATCATTATAACTCCAACGTGCATCAGCAAATAGTATACCATCAACTGATACTTGGTCAGTGTTGTCGATCAATTCAAAAGTTGTACCGTTATAACGATAGATCACCGGATAGTTTTCTAAATCACCAGTATCGATCCACAAATCACCAGCAACTAACTGGCCGCCGCCACTTTGTTCTGTTGGTTCTGTCGCTGATAAAATAGGACCATTTGTATCTGTTGCAGATAAATCATAGCCACGTGCATCGTTAACTACGTTCAGATATCCTTTCCACCCACTACCGTCGTTGATTAAAATATCAACTTCTAATGGAGTATTGTAATACCATAATGTGCCATCATTTGGATTGCTGAATGGTGCTACAGTGTCTGGGATATATGTCAATGCAGTGAATGGGCTTGCTAGGTATACTGTACCTGAAACCAATTCTTGTACATTACTATCGTTATCTAATCCTGCGTCAGCAAATGGAGTACCTGACAATTCTGTAAATCTAATAGTACCGCCTGCTAAGTGACTAATACTGATCGCACCGCTAGCTTCAACTGCGGCAGAAATATTAGGTAAACCAGCACTTAATACGTCAGCAACAAATGTAGTTGCTGGAACAGCATTGCCTGAACCAGATATTGTAATTGTCGCAGATTGTGTAGAAGTTGAGCCTGGTACTGATACTTCCATACTAAATGTTTCGCCTGCTACAAATGCTAGTGGGCTAGTTGGTGTTGTACCAGTGACTTTTACTAATCCAGTCACATTTTTAACATATGGTTTAAATGTTGCAGTTGAAGTACCTAATGTATCATACTTAACATATAATGTACCTACTGCTAGACCTGCACCGCCACCTACTGCATCTAGATCGTTAATTGCTGCTGTATCGCTAGCGTATAAAGGTGCAGCTTGTAGTGCCCATGTATCTAAGTTAGAACTATATTCTTTTATACCCCAGTTAGCACCATTGCCTGTTGCTGATGTTTTAAACCATACAGAACCATATGGTCTTGGAGTTGCATCTGTTTTTTTCCATGCTGGGTTGCTACGATAACTAGCAAAAGCTATTGTAGGACCAAATCTGGTTGCTGTATTTCCTGTGCCATCTAACTCTGCATCAAATAAACCTAATTTAACTGCACAGTCTGTGCCGCCAATCGTAGTACCTTTGGCGATAGTGATTTTACCATCAGCTAATAATACATTGCCTGAGCTAGCAGCTAAACTGTCAACATAAATTTGTAATTGTCCAACTATATTAACTGATGCTGAAACACCAGCAATAGCTGCACCATTGATATCTGCTGCCGCATTCATCATTCGGAGTTTTC